CGCATTAGGTTATGTTGAATATGCTTATGTTAAGCAAACTAACATGAACTGGGTACAGATGCAGAATCGTGATGGTCAGTGGGTCGCACCTGATGATTTAACATTCAAGGCCGCGGCTGCTAATGCTACTTGGGATAAAACATTCTATCAAATTCTAACTGATCAACCAGGCAAGACCAGTTGGCCAATCACAGGTGCTACATTCATTATCATGTATCTAAAGAATGATAAACCTCAAGAAGCACAAGAAGTACTGAAGTTCTTTAATTGGGCTTTTGATAAAGGTGACAAAATGGCAGAAGATCTAGACTATGTTCCTCTACCGGATAATGTTGTTGCTCTTGTAAGAAAAGAGATGGCAAAAATTAAATAAAACGACCACAACGATAGGGTGGTGCTGGAAGCCCGTAACCAGCATAGAGCCGAAAGGCTCTATTTTTTTGTAACGAAATCGTAATAATTTTTTGTTATACTTTTCGTAAATAAGTTTATGAACAAAACCTACAAAAGTATTTTCATCAGCGATATCCATCTTGGAACAAAAGGTTGCAAGGCTGATCAACTCTGTGATTTTTTAAAAAATAACACAAGCGAAAATTTATTTCTTGTAGGAGATATAGTAGACGGATGGCGTCTCAAACAAAAATACTATTGGCCACAAAGTCATTCAAACGTAGTTAGAAGAATTTTAACCGCAGCAAAGAGAGATACCAATGTAACCTATGTAGTTGGCAATCACGACGAAATGCTGAGAGATTTGTTGCCGTTCAACATACACTTTGGAAATATAGAATTAGTTAATCAATATAGATATCAAGCTATGAACGGCAAGACCTACATGATTATTCACGGTGATTTATTTGACACAGCTTTGCGTAATAAACTTACATGGTTATATCATTTTGGAGACATGCTGTATACTTTATTATTAAGTATAAACAACGTTCAGGTAAAAGTTAGAAAATATTTTGGTTATCCATATTGGAGTCTCAGTGCCTATCTAAAAAATAAAACCAAAGAAGCAGTGGCATTTATGAGTGATTTCGAAACTCTTATAACAGATTACTGTTATAAACAAAAAGCCGATGGTGTTATCTGCGGCCATGTACATAAGGCAGAAATTAAAAAAATAAACAATATTGAATATATGAACGACGGGGACTGGGTTGAATCTATGACGGCTCTGGTAGAACATTGGACTGGAGAATGGGAAATAGTGACCTGGACCAAGGAGAATGAACATGTGGATTCTATTGTTGATAGCAATTCATATAAATGATCCAAAGGATATTCCTGCTAGAATTGAAATGCGTTTTTCAAATCAGCAAGAATGTCAGCAGGCTTTAAACAGTTTAACCTATTGGGTCAAATTTGAAAATTTTAAAATTGAGGGAAAATGCATAAAACAATCTTAGTCATTACTGACAATTTACCGGAGCAGATAAATGGCGTTGTTACCACCTACAAAAATTTGGAGGCGCCTGCGCTTCGTGATGGTTATCGTATTGTTTACATTACTCCCGGGCAGTTCCGCCACTTTGATTGCCCTATCTATAACGAAGTCAAGATTGCCTTTCCCCGGGAGATGGGCCAGAAGATTGAGGAGATCAATCCGGATCATATCCACATCGCCACAGAAGGTCCTGTGGGTCTGTGGGCTAGAGCATATCTTACAAAATGCGGTTTTAATTACAATACTGCTTATCATACTAAATTTCCTGAAGGATTGGAAACCCTTTTGGGAATTCCTGAGTCCATTACTTGGCGTTATATAAAGTGGTTTCATAAACATACAGGTAAGGTGTTGACCACTACAGACTCCATGGTCGGCCAATTGAAAAGCAAAGGACTTCAAGGAGAAATTATACCTTGGACTAGAGGAGTAGATAGAAATATATTCCGTAGTTCTCTTAGAAATAGAACAGACAATGATCTTATCCTGCTTTGTGTAAGTAGAATCAGTAAAGAAAAAAACCTAGATAAATTTTGTAAATTAGAATATTATGGGGCAAGGAAAATATTGGTTGGCGATGGTCCCTATCGTGCAGAATTAGAGGAACAATACTCCGATGTTGAATTCGTAGGATTTAAGACTGGAGTAGAATTAGCTTCTTATTATGCCAACGCTGATGTCTTTGTATTTCCGTCACGATGGGAAACATTTGGCATAGTAATGATTGAATCTATGGCCTGCGGTACTCCGGTGGCTGCATATCCTTGCCAGGGACCTTTAGATGTAGTAGATTACGGCGTGACAGGTTATATGAAAAATGATTTAAAGGAAGCTATTACACAATGTTTGAAATTAGATAGATACACAGTAGAAAAAGGTAGTGAACGCTGGTGTTGGGAAGCTGCCTGGCAAATATTCAAGGACAACTTGGTAAATGTGTAAACCTATTTTTTGTTATCGTCAATTACAATTGTGATCAAAAGAGAGATAGTTGCGAACGCAAAAAAATCTAATGTACTATCTAATTCAAACATTCTGTTCCTTTATAATCATCTCGTAAATCTCTTTCCAGTTTTTTACTAAAGGAATAGCACCTTGGTAATCCATGTTGTGGCCGTGCTCTACAAGTACAGCACGAAGTCCTAGCTCGTGGCCAACTACAGCATTACTTATTTTATCTTCAATCCAAAAATAATTTGAATCACGATATTCTTCTAACACATGATCCTTGTCTGCACCTGTGTCTAAGAAAATAAACTTTTCAAAGGCTGTACGACCAAACAACTTGCGCAGATTCATGCGGCGCAGTTCTTGTGCATTTTCATCTTTGCTGAGACTGGTAATACAATGAAAAACATAACCGTGCTCTTCGTGCAGGCGCTTAACATAGAACATGGCATCTCGTAGAGCAGGTAAGAATCCAATGTGAGCAGATTCGTTAAAAATCTTAATCAGTTTCTTGCCCTGTTCAGGATCAATACCATAGCGTGTGCCAATATTATATTTGAGAGGTTCTACTGAATTAAAACCGTGTTGCTGCATCCAAACATCAAATGCATATTCCCAATCTAGTAGAACACCGTCTGCGTCGGTGAGTATAATTTTGTTTTTCATGATAGCATTATACTAGCTTTTTTGGGTGTTGTCAACGGATAAGTAATTTATGTTTATATTAATTGCCACACTTATAATGACACACATTACAATCATGTGTGTTACTCTTTATCTGCACAGGGCTCAAGCTCATAAAGCAGTACAGTTTCATCCTGTGATAGAACACTTTATGCGTTTTTGGTTATGGTTAACCACGGGTATGAATACTCGTGAATGGGTAGCAGTACATCGCAAACACCATCAGGCCGCTGACACAGAAGCAGACCCACACAGTCCAAAAATACATGGTATTTGGCGTGTGCTATTTGGCGGCGCATTTTTATACGTTCAAGCCAAACAAAACAAAGAAATGGTAGAGAAGTTGGGAATCGGAACCCCCAACGACTGGATTGAACGTAAACTTTATACTCCCTACCCAATACTGGGGATTCTATTGATGTTGGTCGTAGACCTTGTTCTTTTTGGCCCTTGGGGTGTGTTGGTGTGGGGAGTTCAAATGATATGGATACCTTTTCATGCTGCGGGTGTAATCAACGGTCTAGCACATTGGTGGGGCTATCGTAACTATAAACTTAAAGATACTTCTAGAAATTTGTTTCCTATCGGTATATGGATTGGCGGGGAAGAATTACACAACAATCATCATGCCAACGGAGCCAGTGCTAAATTTAAGCAGCGTTGGTTTGAGATTGACATAGGATGGATCTACATTAGAATCTTAAAGTTTCTGCATCTAGCCAAATTGAGAAATTCTTAGGGAAATCCGTTCATAAATAACTGCCTAAGGCAATTAGAGGCAGTTACATGGAAACAAGATACAAAGAACTAGAAGTTCTCATAGGCAAATTTGTTAGAGAATTACCAGACAACGAGCAGTACACAAATAGGCTAACTGAAGAACTAGAAATCATAGCACGTTTAGGCTTTGCTAAACATTTTCTACGAGTCGTAGAAATTCTTAATCTAACTAAAGACATTCCGCACATTACTAGAGGATCGGCAGGCAGCAGTCTCATATGTTGGTTGTTAGGAATCAGTGATGTTGATCCAATCAAAGAAAGAATCCCACTATCACGGTTTATGAATCCTAAACGTGATGACCTACCAGATATTGACCTAGACTTTCCGCACTGGCAACAAGAAACTGTGATGAATCGTATATTCAAACATTGGCCAGGGCAAAGTGCTAGAGTAAGTAACTATGTTACCTATAAGGAAAAGTCTGCTCTACGCGAAGCGGCCAAACGTTATGGCGCTAAAGGTAAACTTAAACGTAATTTCAAATTAGAAGATGTGGTAGACAAATCTTTTGTAGCAGATGCAGAACGACTGGCTAACAAACTATTAGGTAAGAAACGTTGTATATCAAAACATTGTGGCGGCATTTTAATCTTTGATCGCGGTGTACCTAAAAGTCTAATCAACGGCGATAATCAAATACTTTTAGACAAGTATGAAATTGAAGATCTAGAACATTTTAAAATTGACATATTGGCCAATAGAGGACTGAGTCAATTATGGGAAATTGAGCAGCGAGAACTATTAGACTACCCAGAAGAAGACGAAGCCACAGCAGAACTTCTAAGTCAAGGCGATGTACTTGGTGTTACACAAGCCGAAAGTCCTGCAATGAAAAGATTACTTCGTGCAATACAACCTAAAAGCCGTGCAGATTGCGTATTGGGTACTGCTCTTATTCGTCCCGTGGCCACAATGGGCCGTAGACGTGCTAGTTTCTTTCAAGACTGGAGCAAGGACGGTTTTGATGAAACCATAGTATTCGAAGACGATGCTATAGAATTGATTTCAGAAATATTAGGTTGCGATCAATATGAAGCAGACATGTGGCGCAGAGCATTTGCCAAGAAGAACGAAGAAAAAATGTTTGAATTTATGCAGTTAGTAGGAAATCATCCTAAACGTGACGATGTATTTGCTGCACTCAAAGAACTCAGTCATTTTGGTCTTTGCCGTGCCCATGCAACCAACCTAGGTAGATTGATATGGGCCTTGGCTTATCAGAAGGCACATAATCCACAAAAGTTTTGGCAAGCTGCTCTTAAACATTGCCAAGGGTCGTATGCTCGATGGGTTTATTGGCAGGAGGCCAAATTAGCGGGAGCCGTGCCAGCGTTTGGCGAAGGTGGAGAAGTACAGGATCTACGATTAAACGGACGCTGGAAGTCTACTCGTTTTATTCCTGTATGTCAAGAAATTCGCAAACCGGGAAGTGTAGAATTTTGTGGCCTAGTTGCTAATTACAGAGTATTCAAGTCTGCTCCTAAAGAATATATTACCTTTGTAACTCTTGGAACAGGAAACGGTCGTTATCTAGATGTAGTTGTTCCCCATGCTATATCTTTCCATGAACATCCAATCCTATGGGGTAACGGTAAATTGGGTTATAAAAATAACTCAGAGTATGTTACAGTCTTTAAACATAAAAAATTAAAATTAGAAGAAGTAGAACACTTATCATGAAATCATCAAACAGAGTGCATCTTTATACACATAAAGGTCCTAACGGTAGAGCCTACATCGTAGGTGAACGTAGAGGATTAAGAGATTTAGCCAGAGCTCTTGACAACGCAGTAAACGGTGCAGTTGGATTGGAAACAATAACATTGTATTCAAGTGACGGCCACCCTTATGAATTAATGGTAGTAACAGACGTCACTGAACAAGAATGGCAGGATGCAGCAGTACCCTACGATCGTAAGGCCAATCCTTCACAATTTGAATCTGTCAAAATCTACGACGATCTTAAAGAATCCTTAGAGCAATGAAAAAGGGCCTTGCGGCCCTTTTCCCTTAGCATATTAATAAAACCGCTATGCGGCCGTAGATAATATAATATTTACTTCTTAATACCGCTGTTGACAAATGCGTACATCTTTTCAGCGGTTTCTAGAACCTTGTCTAGACCTGGGAATTCAGGCATGCCTACAGTGGTAACGATCTGACCATTCTTCTCGTCACGCTTAGAGCTCATTTCCCAACCTTGCCACTTGTAACCGTATTCTTGAGCAACGATGTCCTTGGCCATTGCTAGAATTTCTGTACGGATTTCGTAACCGTTTTTGTTAAATTTTACTTCGGGTAGTTTTGGTGTAAATTCATTTGACATAGTTTTCTCCTCTGTATGTGTGTATGTCGATATTAGGCTTTTTTATTAACCTGGGCAGTCCAAGCATCCCAGCCAGCTCTAAACCAATCAATTTGATAAGGATTAAAGAGCTTTTCTACTTTAGTTTCCATCATTTCACGGCCAACGGTTGTAAAAACTGTAGTACCAGTCTTGATAGAAACATGCAGAAATTCTGTTTGAGCATCGACATAGTTAGTCCATGCATCTTTAAGATTAGGGTTCGTAATGTACTTATTGATAAACTGTTTTTTGCCGTTCTGAATAGCATCAACAGTTAGTTCCGGAATATTAAACATTTTTTTCTCCTCTGTGTGTGTGATATCAACTATTATATATCTTTATTTGGTGCAAAACAACATAAAATGAATCTTATTTGTTCATTAATTGCTGTGCTTCTTTCCAACGACCCATGCGTGTAAGAACTGTAGCGGCACGAGCCTGACTGGCTGATTCTAAAAAATCTATGAATAGTTTTATTATTCTTTTCATGTTATAATCCTCTGTAAATGTGTGTACTAGTATTTAGCCCACATTGTTGCATAGCCGCAATAATTATATAGTTTTTAAGGCTAGGTGCATTTTGATTAAATACACAATAGGATGAATTTATGAAGTTACGAACCCGTTCAATTTTGCAGGAACTAAATTCCATTGCAGATGCACGTAGTACAGATGCATTGGTGGAAAGTCGTGCCACCAACATTATCAATTCTGCCATCAATTTGCTGGAAAGTATTCACAAGAACTATACTCCAGAGCAAGCAGATGAGCTTGAGCGTCGTTTTATCAATGCTATACGCGGCCAAGATCCAGCTAAGTTTACTCGCGGAGTTCGTAAAATTACAGAAAGCCGTAGGCAACAACGTAGGTTAGAAAACAATGAATGAACTGCTAGAAGGCGGCAACGTATTTAAAGGGCCAGATAAACAGCCATTAACACGCCGTATTAAACAGGGAGAAATCCCAGACACTATTCAATACCTAGAGCGTGTAACTGGTGTCGACTTTACCATGGACAAGGACGAAGCCGGAGTACCTATCAAATGGTTAGGTACCACAGGTCGTAAAGCCGATAGTGGCGATCTAGACCTAAGTGTCGATGCCAACGAAATAGACAAAGATCAATTTGCTGCCAAATTAATTTCTATATTTGGCAAAGAAAATGTTAAAAAGACTGGCGACAGCGTACATTTAAAAACACCAATATTAGGTGACGAAGCAAATGGCTTTGCTCAAACAGATTTTATGTTTAGCACCAATCCCAAGTTTCAACAGGGCAGTATGCTAGGTGGAGGTGCAGACAGTCCCTACAGAGGCGAACATCGTCATATTTTGTTAAGCAGTATTGCTAGAGCTAAAGGATTAAAGTACAGTCCTAAATTTGGTCTAGTAGATCCAGAAACCAATGAACCTATTAAAGACGGCGACGATTGGAACAACATTGCCAAACAGTTGCTAGGCCAAACAGCCACAGTAAAAGATATTCGTTCTGTAGAAAACATTATCAGTTACATTAAAAAGCTGCCTAACTATGAAGAACTAATAGCAGCAGCTCAAGAAACCCTGGGCAAACAGGGCGTAGAGCTGCCTAAGAAAGAAGCTATTGAAAATTATCAGCCTGGCAGTATAGGCTGGATGCGTAAAATTATAGATATAGTAAAATGAGAGCCTTTGAATTTTTAACTGAAGCTGAAGCACCTGCTCCTAAGAAAGTGGGCAGAGAATTCAACCACCTAGAAGATCTAGTATTCACAGAAAATAATGGTGTTGCTCGTGCTATTAAAATTCTAAAAGACATGGCCAGCCCTGCCAAGAAGATCGCTATCAAATGGGATGGCAATCCCACTGTATATTGGGGACGAGATGAAGATGGTACCTTCCGTATGGTAGGTAAGAATAACTGGGGACGTGAAGAAGGCAAGAGTTCTAGCCCACAAGAATTAGCACAGTTTATCAACAGCCGAGGTAAAGGAGAAGAATGGCGTGCCAAATTTGCTGGAGACATGGCCGCTATGTGGCCTATCTTTGAAGCAGCTACTCCTAAAGATTTTAGAGGTTATGTCTACGGCGATATACTCTTTCACCCGGGTAAGCCCTATCAAGGTGCAGATGGAAGAATCTCTTTCACTCCTAATCAAACTACCTACTCAGTAAAAGGCAACAGCGAAGACGGTCGTAAATTAGCAGCCGCTGAAGTAGCTGTAGCAGCTCACAAAGTATTTGAATACTTTGGGGATAAAACAGGACAGGATTTTACTCAACCAGAACTGTTTAACGGCAATCCTAAATTGGCTGTCTACGGGCAAACTTACGTAAGTCATCGACCAGCTGTGAATGCTGACAATTTAGGTAAAATTGAAAAACTGTCTCGCAATCAAGAAGCTATTAATAAGTTCTTAACACCTGTGCCGGGCATGGGATATTTGCAAAGTGAAATTTATACGTTTGTGAACAATCAAGCCAAAGCCAAACAATTGGATCAAATCAACTCTGAAGCATTTTTAAATTTCGTACAAAAAACACCAGCCAAAGCAGCTAAAATAACAGCACACAATAATGCCAATCCTGGAGTTATGGACAACCTTTTTGAATTAGTCAGAGAAATAATGGCTGCTAAAAACGAAGTCATAGCTGAACTGGATCAAGCAGAAGGTGACATAACAGCGCATACAGGCGGCAAGCCCGGCGGCGAAGGGTACGTCAGCGGTGACGACTCTGTTAAGTTGGTGCCCAGGGATCGTTGGACACCTTACAGAGCAGACTGAAATCAGCCCAAACCCCACGGTTTTCTTCTTTTTGGCTAAATAAACATGCCGGTCCCGGAGCGGGACTATAGATAAAGAGGAGAAAATATCATGGCAACATTCGCAAGAGTACACGGCTTTGGTTCAGGTTCCACAACTACAGGAACACTACGTACCACAGCTCAATTAAAAGCATACGTTTTAACAATTTGCTCAACAAGCAACGGTGCAAACACACCGGTTGATCTTCGTGACGAAGATGGTGATGGTGCATCAGAACCAAATCAGTTAGTAGAACTAATTCAGCAAGAATTAAGCCCACTAATGTATTTTGTTCCATCAGCAGGCGCAGGTGTTATGCACGTTATCGTTGACGGTCATCACAATGACGCAACCAGCATTGCAGCTCGTGTAGAGCGCATCAGCGGTGTAGGTACAGATACAACTGTAACATTAGGTACAAGTATTGTAGTATCGTAATAACTTCTTAGGGATGGGAAGTTAGAAGGGCGGATTTATTCCGCCCTTTTTTTATCTGCGTAAATAATATGCCCTTATTATGCAGACATATCAAGTTATATCCCTAGTAGACATAACCAGATCTAACCCAGATAGATCATGTGTTGACCTATTCAAACTAGGACAACAATCTAATTTCAACAGTCTTATACAGGCCATTGGAATTAGGTCAAATATAGAATGGCAGCACGACCCCGAAGAAAAAGATGGAAGATTGCCTGACCCGTTTGACGGCGCGGCCAATTATTGGATTTGGACTTTTACCGTCGAAAGAGATTGGGTTTTTAAAAAGGCAGAAGACCCTGTAGGATTACTTTTAGACGATTTACACGGTGTTCCTGTCGTAGATGGATTAAATAATACAGTGATTCTTTCGCCCAGTGCATTTCAAACTCAAGGAAAAGGTTTGAATATATGGGTGTATAAGTTGTCGTAAACTAGATAAATAATAGTTCAAAGGCTCATTTCATAGGCATTTAATATTAGGCACATGTCCGGAGCGGACCTTGACTTAATGGAGATGCCTTAATGGCGACAACTACAGAGCGACTTGGTATTGTTGAAACCAAGGTACAAAACTTAACTGAAAAAGTTGACGATCTTAAACATGACGTCAAAGAAGTCCATGACTGCCTAGATCGCACCAAAGATCTTTTGGAAGGTAAACTGGATACCATGTTGACAGAATATCGTGATAATAGAGATAGATACTATGCACGATTAGATCAAATGGAAACTGAAGCTAAACAGGCCCACAGTATTCTAGATGATAAAATTTCTAATTTAGAAAAAGTCAAAAACAAATATGCATTATACAGTATAGCGGCATTGGCTTTCTTAGCAGGTGCGGGTTGGATGACTAACGATAATCTGCATAAATTGTTTAAATTTTTAATAGGGTGATAATACCCGTTAAATATAGGACTTAAGAGTCCTTTTTTAATGCCCGCTTTTCAACAAAAGTTAGATTCTATTATTGCGAGGACTAATCGCAAATTAATAGAATCAAATCAAATACCACCTAAAAAAACTGACAGGGGAATCCTAGTTGGGGATGTACTTATTGCCAGCGACGGGCCTATAAAAAACCTTTATAAAAATAATCATTTAGTTTATACAGAGGTATCACTGAATGTAGTGGCTATTAAACTAGCTAATCTATTGGCTAGAAATTATTATACAACAGATATGCATAAATTATATAATGCGGATCAACGCTACGGTAAGTGGTTTCATGAAAGTCAGTTTTTAAGAGCCAAATACGAAAAAAGTTTAAGTAATAAAGAATTTGATAAAGCAGATGTGTTTTGGGCTAGGTACTGTGAAAGCAAAGAACGTGCATTGGGAGCCAAGCGAGCAGTAGAGTCTTTGCTTAATTCCTAGCTAAATAATACATCAAATGGACTACCACCTATGAAAACAACTGATCTTTTTACCATTAATAGAAGCAGCAAACGGCTTAATGAAAGCATGTTCAAAACCTTTGGCCGTAAATTAAATTTAGAGTCATTTAGTCTAGAACAGTTAGAAGACGCTCGTAATAAACTACGAACACAAATCTACCAAGTTCGTAGTCAAAGTAATTTTAACGAAAATGTTGAAAATGATGCTCTAAGTAAAGCACAGTTCATGTTAGATGCTATCGTTGCTGAAATTTCAGAACGCGAAAACATTGTAGATCGTACACAAGTAGAAGGTTTCAGTAGTGAAGCAGAAGAAATTCTAGCTAAATTAGCTCAATCTGAAGATTGGGATGGCATATACGATTTGCATCAGAAAGCAGGTCGTCCAGGTCCTGAAGGTGAAGCAGGCAACATCATTGATGATATGTATCAGGATGCTGCTATCGATCTAGGCGCACATGCCGATGACGATTTTGAAGACATTTATAATGCTGTATTAGATCGTTTAATTGACCAGTACGGTGACAGCGATGCTGATCGCAATGAAGATGCAACTATGGAAAAGGCTCCACCGGGCGCAAAATATAAGAGAATGGCCAAGCACATTAAAGCAGGCTACAAGGGATCAGGATTAGATAAGGACGAAGTAGCACAAAGAGCATTTGGAGCTACTTGGAATGCATATAACAAGAATGAGTCAACAGAAATAGGAGATGACATGAAAAACTTACAAGAAGGCGAGATCCAACAGGCCAGTGCGATCGTTACAGCCAAGACAATGGTAGACAGAGTTGGCCGATGGATTGAAGAGCTTTCCGGTATGGAGAATGAAACACTTCTACAACTAGGTGACTCCATCCGCGACGAAATGGGACAAGAACAGGCTAAGAGTTTTATTAGCACAGTTGCTCCAGCAATTCAGGGTGCTCTTGAAAATTTGAAAACTGCACGTGAAACCTTAGCTGGCGGCGTCCGTCAATTAACTGGTGAAGAACAAGCAGCTGGTATGTTAGGCGCAGAAACAAGCCCAGAAGCTGATGCAGGCATGGATGCTGAACCAGATGCAATGAACTCAGAGCCAGCAGCAGGCGCTGAAGATGAGTTTGCCGCAGCAGAACCAGCAGCAGGTGGAATGGAAACAGCAGGTCGTGAACAGCGCGAAAGCATTGAACGTGAAAATCGTTTATTAAAAGTTCTAGCAGGCTAAGATGAAATTAAAAGATCTTAAAGAACAAGATCAACAAATTGATGAAGTTCTTCCAGCTGTGGGAGCTGCCTTAGGTGCAGGCGCTAAGGCTGTTGGTGGTGCCCTAGTTAAGGGAGCTCAGGCTGTTGGTGGTGCTGTTAAAACTGGCGTTCAGGCGGCAGGGCAAGCAGTTGGTCAAGCTGCGTCAGCTGCTACCGATCCTAAGGCACTGGCCATGGCAGCTATGCAGGCTAAAGAACGCAAGGACAATCTTAATCAA